GTATGCCGCGTTTGCACCCTGTCGACGTGCATCAGCAATGACACGACGGCGTGCGTCCTCGTCTCCAGCATCGTAAGTGTACTCACGAATTGGCATACCAAAGATGTTACAGAACTGTGCCCAGTCTGACATATCACCACGCTTATAGAGTACAGCAGGCAGAAGTTCTGCATAAATACCAAGGTCACGTTCGCTCCCAACGAAAAGCATATCAGGGAAGTCATCAATAGGCACGCCATCCATTGAACCTTGATACTTGAGCAGCTTACGATGTATAGGATCATAATGCTTGCGATTAATAAGGTCATAACGGATATTACCTTCATCATTGCGATAGAACTGTACAAGTGTGAAGCCCCAGAACTCTGACATAACAAGGTCTTTCCTCAGCTGTTTGAACCAAGGTGATTTTATCTGCTTGTTGATTTCATCATCAGGTACACCATTTCTTCTAAACTCAATAGGAATCTTCGTAACACCTCGCATACGTTTTGCAATGACTCCAGACAGGTGAAGGTCAAGAGAAGCACTGTCATACATATCGTACAGACGTGCTCTATTGGAGAAGTCTATTCCCCTTGCAGCCTTAACAGATTGCATATACGCATTCATGTCAAACATGAATATCTCAGGCATCTGCAGAACGATGTCTGGCTGTCTCATTCCTTGTGGAACGAGCATTCCACCTTGTATTATTTTGCCTTGCTTAGGGCTATTTTTCTTCTTTCTGTTCATAGCAATGTTGGTCTTAAGCCGTCAGCTTGTATCTGCCAACGACTATTATTTTTAAGTTCATCTTCAGGCATCAATGGAGCACCGTCAATCGTTACGTCTCCTCCCATTACACCTTTCAGCCATTCTATAGCACGTTCATATCTGTCCTGGCGTATCTTCGCAATCTTATAAGGGTTGTGTTGTGTAAAAATGTGATAGATAGCTATATCAAGTGCAAACATAAGAATGAGAGGATGCCTGTCTTCCCCTCTTGCGGAAAAGATAGCGTTACAATCATAAATCTTGTTCAGATATCCTCGCATTTCACTTACCGCTCTATCCTCACATATCTCAACTATCTGAGGATCATAAGTTGGACTTTCTTTACGCAGCAGCGCATCAAGTATCTCGCGGTGAATACTTGCATCGTAGTCTTCTATATTGATAAAGTTATTCATAATCACATCTTATAAGGATTTTGTTCATCCATTGTCTGAAAACTGATAGTTATAGTTGGCTCAACCTCTGCCATCTTCTCATCTAACATTGTAATTCCACCTTCAAGAGAGTCAGGTCCATCAGCAGGGTATGGCAAGTTAAGTTCAAAGAGTTTGCATTGGTTGATAAGCTCCTGCATCATAGGATTGTCTTTTTCTTCTTCGTTGAATACCCATTGACAATTACGGTCAATTGGTTCAAGGTTGGCTTCGATACGTGTCGCTTTGTCTGCTTTCTTTCGACTGTCGCCACGAATAAAGAGACTTGTATTACGACGCTGCTGTTCCTCACGTAGAAGTGGTTTGAAGACCTGTTCGTAGAATGGGTCTTGTAGTTTATTGTTCTCTATATACCAATAAACCATAGCCTTGCCCCCTACATACTTGGCAAGCTCAAAGTACCAACCAATGAAATTTGCGTTTGTCTCGTGACCTAAAAAACCTTTGATAATGTAGTAGACACCTTTGTACTTGCCAATAAGCCAAAGAGACTTTGTTGACGACGCTTTCTTTTTACTGTCAGAATACGCAGGGTCACCATATCCAATAAGGAACTTAAATTTAGACAAAGCAGGAACCTTTCCAAATGGAAGATTACGGAAGATCTTACCTTCTGAAACAGGATTATTGAAGTACTCTGCTTGTACAGCTCTTGCAGATATACCAGCAAGAACTGTATTAATCTGTTCCTCTGTGTTTTTTGCAGGCCAAGTAGATTTTCCACTCTTATCGCGGATGTTTACAATATCCCAGTTTTTTGCTATTGCTCCAGCACGTGCGATACAGCAGTCTTTTGCAATGATATTACCACACCAAAGTATCAGGGTTGGCTCAGAGATAGAGCGTGTTGGATAGAGTGCACCTTCAAACCAATCCCACTTCTTTTTAAGAGTTTCAGGGTTGCGACAGTCCTCATCTGTGTCATAGTCATCAAGGTAGATGACGTCAGGTCGTACAGCTTCGTTTCTTGCACCACGTGGAGCACTACCAGCACCAAGTGCAACAAACTTAGCACCACAGCGACATGTGAAGTCTGTTTCTGTCCATTGCCCTACAAGCTGTTGAATGCCATAAAATTGCTTTATACGTGGGTTGTTCTCAAAATTAAGTCTGAAAGGTGTAAGTAAACGTGTTGCTGAAGTTATAGTTGCTGAAGCTAACACGATGAACTTCTTACGCCCAGTGAGCGCAAGATACATCAAGACAAACATAGATACAGTAGACTTTGCCAGCTCACGACTCCACGAAAGTACTTCGTACCATTCATCGTGTTCAATAATACGACGAATAGCACGTACGTGAAAAGGTGCAAATTCATATTTAGCATACTTGGGAAAGAAATACTGAATCCATTTAATAGGGTCTTGTTCCAGTTCCTTTCGTCTGCGTTCAATGTCACGTCTTGACAGCCCATTCTCAACAGGCATGTCAGAGATGAATGATTTATGGAACTCTTCCCAGTTCCTTAATGCAAGTCTTTCTTCCTGTGTCATTTTGCTTTTGCCATTTGGTCCTTGATGAACGCATCAAAGAGGTTGTTAAACTGCTTAGCTGCATCAATATCAAGAGGACGTAACCAGGAGAGAAAGCGCATAGCAACACTGATGCAGTCAGCAACACCAACATCACTTTCTAACTTTTTGACAGCACCAGCGAGCTTAGCAAGCGCGTCTGCCTCCTGAGCTGTAGCAAACCTCTTACCTTCTTCACGATTTTGAATATTGTTGTTGATTTCAACAATCTGTCGCTGGAACTGTGCTATAATCTGATCAGGTGTAATTGTAAATGAAGCTTTCAGTTCCTCCCAACCTCCTTCACGCACCCAGCGAGAGACTGTTTGCCTTGTAGTTCCTACTTTTGCAGCTATCTCCTCTTGTGTGCAACTTCCCTCCATATAGAGAGACTTTGCAATGCCTTTTTTGTCTATATTCGTCTTTGTCATATTGCCTAAATCTTTTGCAAATATCTTATATTTTATGGACTTTTTGAAATCCATTATTTATAACAGCACTGTCTGTTTGCACCATAAAATCAGCTGTTTGCGCTATGAATTTACGATTTTGTCACTCCCAGAAAAAACATGATATTTGCATCAAAAATTGAAATAATGAGTTCAAACTTTTTCAACATTATACCTGGTAATGGAACTGTAGCTATCCTCTTATATGGAGAGGTCGGTAATGGTCAGCCTGTGGACAGTGGACGAGTAGTCAGTGAACTACTTGCCTTGCAAAGTCAGTATGACAAGATTGATGTACGCATCAATAGCAATGGTGGTGATGTCTTTAGTGGAATAGCTATTTACAATGCTCTTCGCACATCCACGGCAGACATTAATATATATGTTGATGGTGTTGCTGCCAGTATTGCTGCTATTATTGCTCTCTGTGGCAAGCCTCTCTATATGAGTCCGTACGCTAAGCTCATGCTTCATAGCGTAAGTGGGGGGACGTGTGGAAATGCTTCAGATCTGCGTAGAATGGCTACTGTAATGGAGGAACTTGAACATAACCTTGCAGGTATGATTGCTGCACGCTGTGGAATGAGCGCAGAAGATGTGTTAACAAAGTTTTTTGACGAGGTTGACCACTGGATAAGTGCACAAGAAGCAGTTGAGATGAAACTTGCAGATGGGGTGTACGATATGCAGGATGATGGAGAACCAGCACCTAAAACTCATGAAGAGATATATCAATATTTCAATAACAGGTTGACAAATCAACCAAAAAACTATCAAAACATGGCATTAATAGACCAATTAAAGAGCATCCCATCATTTAGTAATATCAATGATGAGGCTGCAATTGTGAACAAAGTCAGAGAGTTGGCAAACAAGGCAACCAAGGTGGATGCTCTTGAAACAGCCAATGCTGAGTACAAACAGCAACTTCAGTTATCTGAAGCAAAGGAACAGGAGGCTATCATTAATCAGGCGATTAGCGAAGGTCGTATTACCGCAGAACAGAAGGCACACTATGTTAAGCTTATGGCTGCAGACCGTACTACTACAGAAGAACTCTTGAACAGCATCAAGCAGACGCCTAAGCCTCGTGCTGCTTCGTACATCAATCCAGATGGTACTGGTGGTGACAGTTTCACCAATAAGACTTGGGACGAACTTGACAAAGCAGGACGTCTTGGTGACTTGAAGAGTCAGAACAAGGACCTTTTTGCAGCCAAGTTCAAGGAGAAGTTCGGTGTAGACTATCGCGAGTAAGAAATACAATACAAATTTAAAAGATAAGAAACTATGGCATTAAACAAAGAAATCTGGCAGTCAGACATTGTTGAGAACTTCTATCCTGACAATTCCTTTGCTTCTAAGAGTGTTGACGACTCTGCGTTTGTTGAGAACCACAAGGTACACATTCCTAACGCTGGTGCTCCTTCAAACGTAGAGAGGAACCGCACTCAGAAGCCTGCTACAAGCAAGCAACGTACTGACAACGATCTTGAGTACGATATGGACGAGCTGACAACTGACCCAGTGTACATTCCAAATATCGACATGGTAGAGCTTAGCTATAACAAGCGTAACTCTATCTTGAGCAATGACCGCGCTCAGTTGCAGGAGGCTGCTCATCTCAATTTGCTTGATCGTTGGGGTCAGGGTGTCGATACTAAAAACATCATCAGTACGTCAGGTACAAGCAAAACCACAGCTCATACATCGTCTGCTGCTACAGGTTTGCGTAAGTCTATCTGTAAGGCAGATGTTCGTAAGCTTATGACTGCTATGGATGCAGACAATGTTCCAGAGCAGGGACGTTACCTCTTGCTTGACGCGTTTATGTATGCTGACTTGTTAGCAGACCTTGCTGAAAATGATCAGTTTATGTTCCTTAACTCTGCAGATCAGCAGAAGGGTATCCTTGGAAACCTCTATGGCTTCAATATTATGAAGCGAAGTCGAGTTCTTCGCCTTAACAACGGCACTAAGAAGGTGCTTGGCTGGGATAAGCAGGGCACAGCAGATGAACTTGCAGCAGCTCTTGCTTGGCACGAGAATTCTGTCAGTCGTGCTATGGGTGAAGTCAAGATGTTTGACTCAACTGATAATCCACTGTACTATGGTGATATCTACTCTTTCTTGCTCCGTACCGGTGGTTGCGTTCGTCGCTACGACAAGAAGGGTGTCTACCTTCTCGCAGAATCTTTAACCGCTTAACTTTTGAGTCATGTTACCGAGAATTAGAATCAGATACATGAATGGCCTACTGGGCACCGTCGGGGACAGTCCCGACGGCCTGTTCGCCTTGGTGTGTAGTGCGACTGCTGTTAATGACACATTCGCTCTGGATCGTGCTTATACCATTCAGAGTGTAGACAGTTTGACAGCACTTGGTATCACTGCAGCGAATAACGCCAGACTTTACAAGCATATCTCAGACTTCTATACAGAAGCAGAGAATGGAACAAAGCTGGTGATCTTCGGAGTTGACAAGGCTAAGACCATGACGGAACTCTGCGACCGCCAGACTGGAGCAGTAAAGAAACTTATTGTTAGTCAGAATGGTGTATTGCGTGGTGTCTTCGTAGCACGTGACAATGCAACAAAAGTATCTGCTACAGATGGCTTGGATGCAGACGTGTTCACCGCATTAGTAAAGGCACAACAGATGGCTGAATGGTCAACAACTGACCTGTATGCTCCATTGTTCTTTATCTTGGAAGGACGTGGTTATACAGGTACAACGCTGAAAGACCTTAGCAACGAAACGTACAATCGTGTCGGTGTTCTGTTGGGTGACACGGAAGTTGACTCACAGGGTGCATGTGTTGGAACTTTAGCAGGTCGCTTAGCAAGCCTTCCTGTACAGCGTAATATTGGTCGTGTCAAGAATGGAGCATTGAAAACAACTCTGCTCTATGTTGGCAAAAAGAAGGTAGAAGAGGATAGTGAAGTTATCTCTTCTATTCACGACAAGGGCTATATCACAGCACGAAAGTATGTTGGGCGCAGTGGTTACTTCTTTGCTGACGACCGATTGGCTTGTGTCGAGACTGATGATTATGCTCATCTGTCAAACCGTCGTGTCATTGATAAGGCTTATCGTATTGCCTATAACACCTTGTTGGATATGATGCTGGATGAGTTGGAAATCAATTCTGACGGCACAATGCAGACAGGGGTTATTACAAGCTGGCAGCAGACAGTAGAGAACGCTATTAATCGTTCTATGACTGCTGCTGGAGAGTTGAGTGCCGGTAATAACGGCGAAGGTTGTTCTTGTTACATAGATCCAAAACAGAATGTGGTTGCGACTTCAAAGGTTGAAATGACATTGAAGGTTCGTCCATTCGGTTATGCACGCTATGTTGATGTCAACCTTGGTTTCCAAGTAACAACAGTATAGACATGGTAAATACTAAAGAATACGGCTGGTCAGATGTGACCGTAGTTGTTGCAGGTAGACCTGTAACTGGAATTCGAGGCGTGAAATATGGCTCGAAGCAAGAGAAGGAACTGCTGTATGCTAAGGGCAACAAGCCTCACGGTATTCAGCATGGCAATATAGATTACAGTGGTGAACTGACATTACTGCAGAGTGAGTACCAAGCTTTGAAGAGTGCTGCTAATGGCAATATCCTCAATATGAGCTTTGATATCGTTGTTGCTTATGGGAATCCTGAAAATGGTGATCCTATCACAACAGACATTCTCAAAGGTGTGGAGTTGACGGAAGATCAGACAGAATGGAAGCAAGGTGACAAGTTCCAAGAGAAGTCACTGCCATTCATCTACATTGATCAGAAGAGTTATTAACAATCAAATATCGAAGATATGAATTATTCAAAAGAAGATATCAATAAGTGGAAAGCCACGCATGGTGATTTGTTTAAAATCAGCGTAGAGGGCAAGTCTTGTGTGTTGCATAAGCCTACACGTCAAGACCTGAGCTATGCCAGCGTAATCAAAGACCCTATCAAGATGAGCGAAGTCATGTTGAAGCAACTCTGGGTTGCTGGTGATGAGGAAATCAAAACCGATGATGAACTCTTCATGGCAGTAGTTGCCAAGATAGATGAGGTCTTGAAGGTAAAGGAGGCTGAGATAAAAAAACTTTAGAGGAGGCCGGGGTTGATGACTTTGACAACGCCCAGGATATTATCTTCATAGATACAATGCTGCGCTACTATCTAAGCATTGACCCTGAACTCCTGCCAGACGAGAAATGGGCATCAACACTCAGCGCACTCAAAGAGATTAGGAAAATAGAAAAAGACTCTAATGGACAGCGTACTTAAGTTTTTAATCAAACTACAAGCAGATGGTGGTAATGTTCTGACGGTTGCTCGTCAGACATCCACTCAGCTGGACGATATATCACGTAAGGCACGTACTACAGGTGCACGCCTGCGTGAGGCTTTTTCTTTTTCGACACTCAAGAGTTCGCTGATGTCCATTCCTGGTATGGAACTCCTTATCAATCCCTATGCTCTTGCAGCTGGTGCTGTTGGTGCTATTACTAAGATAGGTGCAGAAGCAGAACAAACAGCCGTTGCCTTTACAACCTTAGTAGGAAGTGAGACAAAAGCTAAAGGAATGCTTTCTGAAATTGCCAAGTTTGCAGCTGAATCACCTTTTGGTAAGTTAGACTTGACTGAGAATGCGAAGACTATGCTTAACTTCGGAGTGGAGACAGGAAAAGTTCTACCACTTCTTAAACAGTTAGGAGATATCTCTGGAGGAAATAAGCAAGCTCTGCAAAGTTTGTCATTAGTGCTTGGTCAGGTGTCAGCAGCTGGTAAGTTAGCTGGACAGGATAACCTGCAGTTTATCAATGCTGGTTTTAATCCATTGCAAGAACTTGCTAAGATGACAGGTGAATCTTATGCGAAGTTGCAGGATAGAATGTCGAAGGGGCAAATCACCTTTGAAAATGTTGTGCAGGCAATTCAACACGCTTCTGGAGAAGGTGGAAAGTTTTTCAGTATGATGGATAAGCAGTCTCAGACAGTCGCAGGTAAATTTGCTACGCTACAAGACACGTTTATTCAATTAGCCGTTGATATTTATAATAAGATTCAACCTTACGTATCTCAAGCTCTTGATCTCTTTATAAGTATAGTTCCTGTTATTGCTGAAGCAATAGCAAAAGTTATCAATGTGATAGAGGGTGTTATAGGGTTTGTATCACGGTTTAAGATGGAGATATTAGCTCTGTCGTCTGTCATTGGTGTTGCTGCAATAGTCTTTAATGCACAGGCAATAGCGATGTCAGCTTATGCAGCTGCTATCGGTGTTGTGACAACTGTAACGAAGATATGGACCGGCGTTCAATGGTTACTCAATGCTGCGATGGATGCAAATCCTATCGGACTTATTATCATAGGTATCGCAGCCTTAGTCGCAGCAGTTGTCTATTGTTGGAATAAGTTTGCTGGATTCCGTGCTTTTATCCTGACAATGTGGGACACATTAAAGGGTTTCGGTAATATCATCAAGGACTATATCATCAATCGCTTCAATGAGATGCTTGCAGGACTTGGCAAACTTGGTGAGGCCTTAAAGAAACTATTCTCTGGAGACTTTCAAGGAGCAGCAGCCTCTGCGATGGAAGGCTTTAAGAAGTTGTCAGGAGTTGAGAGTACTGCCAAGGCTATCAATGGAACCAAACGGCTTGTGAGTGGTGTTGGAGGGAATTTTCAGACACATCTTCGACAAGAACAGCAGAAGGACAAAAAGACATCTTCTGCTAAGAAAGAGAATAAGATAAGTACCCCTGGATTAAGTGGTAGCACAGGTGCTGTCGTTTTTGGAGAAGGTGAAAGCAAAGGCAAGAAGGGAAAGAAAGGTAAAAAGGGTGGTAAGAAAGGTGGTCGTAAGTCTGCTGAAGAACTCGCTACAGGTGGTACACGCGATACTTCCATCACTATGCACATTGGAAAATTCTTCGATAATATCAATGTTTATATGCACGATAAGACTGACACTGCGGAACTTGAGAGGACTATTCTGCAAAGTATGAACCGAGCGTTAGCTATAGCAGCAAGTACAGACAGATGAACAAGATAGCACGATTTGCACTCGAAAACATAGCTCTGAGAGTTACAGGTAACAAGATTCCTCCTTACTGGCTGTTCAATGTGAATAAGCTCAGAGAGGTGGACGAAGAGGAATATAATGAAATCAAGTCAATGAGTGATGAGGAGTTGGAAGATACTGTTCGCACTAATGCACTTGGAATACCAATGCAACTACCTCTTCGTCTACGTCTTGAAGAAAGTGGTGCTCAAGAGTGGCTTTTGCCAATTGAGCCGATGATTAGTCTGCAAGGTCAGAATATCATCGTGCGGCGACACGTCAACAAAGGTGTTGTAAAAGGAAGCATTAAGGAGCGATGGTCACAAGATGATTATACTATCAGTATAGAAGGTATCCTTATCGGTGAAAATGGTAAATATCCTGAGGAAGACGTAAGCCGTTTACGCTCATTCTGTGAAGCTGGACGAGTGACTGCGTTAAACCCTTTGCTGGAAATATTCGGTATATCACATCTTGTCATTGAAAGCTGGGAGATTCCTTTCACAAGTGGCTCTTCTAATCAGAACTATTCGCTAAAGGCATATAGTGATGACATATATAAACTTCTCTTAAATCAGCAGGACTTAAAACGATAGGCTTATGTACACAATGGCTTACGACATAGAGATAGGAGGCTGGCACGTTGGAATGCTTGACAGTGTTGAGGTGCATCGAAGTGTCGAACTACTTGCTGATACGGCAACTATAACATTACCAGGTGCGCAGTATAATGTAGCCTTGGATGTTGAAGATAAACTTCACAGAGGTGATAAGGTTATTATTCGCTTTGGGTATAAGGAGGAAGGCTTAAAGGAGGAGTTCACTGGCTGGCTGCAACAAATCAGTACAGATGGTGGCAATATTAAGCTGACTTGTGAGGATGATCTGTACACCTTTCGTAAGGAGCTCAAAAACGAAGTACTGAAGAAAGTTTCACTCGCTGATCTTCTTAAAAAGGTGGTGCAGGGAATTGGGAAGAACTACTCTATTCAATGCTCTTACAGCTGGACCTATGCTAAGTTTGTCATTCACAATGCTACTGGATATGATGTGCTTAAGAAGGTGCAGGAGGAATGTGGTGCAGATATATACCTTTCTAATGGTGTTTTACACGTGCATCCCCCAGGTGAGGTCGTCGGGTTGAACCGCTTTTATAACTTTGCGCTGAATGTGGAGGCGGTTAATCTGACCTATCGACAAGCAGCTGATCGCAAGGTTCGTGTAGTGGTTAAAGCTCTTCTTCCTGACGGAACAGTAAAAGAGGTAGAGGTCGGAGCTACTGGTGGTGAGAAGGTAGAAATAAAATGCCCTACTTCTGATGCTGCAAGTATGAAACTTCGTGGCGAACTTGAAGTTAAACGTCGTAGTTTCGATGGCTATGATGGAAGTATCACGACGTGGCTCATACCTGAATGTGTTCCTGGCGATATGGCGTGGCTTTATGATGCAGATTATCCACGTAAGGATGGCTGCTACTTTGTAAGAGCAGTAACAACAACTTTCAGTAGAGACGGTGGTAAACGAAAAATAGAACTTGGATTCAGATTAAGCTAAGGATATGGATCAATATAAGGAATTAAGAGAAAGGTTGCGAGGTGTAGCACCACAGCAAGAGATGACTGTACTACAAGGTATCGTTAAGAGCGTAAGCGGTCGTACTTGTGACGTGGAAATTGGAAGCCTTCTCGTACCAGATGTTCGCCTTCGTGCATCTGAAACAGATGATAATGGAGAGATGCTGATAGTTCCTAAAGTCGGTACTGCAGTTATCATTGGAAGTCTGTCAGGAGACTATTCAAGCCTTGTCGTCTTAGCTGTGGATCATGTTGAATCTATAACGATAAATGGAGGTAAGCTTGGAGGACTGGTTAATATTGAGGATTTAACCAAGAAACTTAATGAACTGGTTAAAGCGGTTAATAACCATACACACCAAGGAACTCATGGTCCAACTGGTCCACCTCTGACTAAGGCACAGGAGTTTAAGAAGACTGATTATGAAGACGTAACTATCAAACATTGATATGAAAGGTATTACATTGAAAGACTATGAAGCAGTTATACAACCGCATCGAGGACCAGACGGAAAGATTATCTCTGGTCTGGTTATCGGTGACACGCTGCATCAGAATCAGGCTTTGATTCTTCACTTACATAAGGGAGAGTTGAAAGAACGACCGATGACTGGCTGTGGTATCAGTGATATGCTGCTTGACAATGATCCTATCTATTGGAGAACGCTCATCAGAGAGCAGCTGGAGATGGACAGACAAACTGTGACTAATATAAAAATAACAACCAAAAGCATCGAAATAGATGCACAATATTAAACTTAAGCAATATGCAAAGAAACACGAAGGAATGGATACAATACGGCTCAGCCATATTTCTGCTTGCAAGTGGTGTGGCAATGGCTTTTCTGAGTTTCTTCTTTAATGGGGGCGATGTTAAAGACAGCGTGCTGTGGTATGTGTCGCAGACTTTGGTCTATGCTGGCTCAATCTTCGGTGTGGGTATCTACATTCAGAGTAAATGGGGAGATGTGAGAAATTACATCGACCGAGTTGTCAACTCCAAGAACGGAAAGGAGGAAGAATGAGAACGATTAAATATATTGCAATACACTGCACTGCAAGTCATCAGTCACAGACTATTGAGAGCCTACGACAAGAGTTCCTTCGGAAAGGATGGACAAATCCAGGCTATCACTATGTGGTTAGTCCAGACGGCAAGATTACCCAGCTACTTGATGAAGACAAAGTAAGTAATGGTGTAAAGGGCTTCAATGCTGTTTCTATCAATGTTGCTTATATTGGTGGCATTGATACCAATGGCAAACCCACTGATAACCGTACAGACGCACAGAAAGCAAGTCTTCGCTCGCTCTTGAAGATGCTACATAAGAAGTACCCTACAGCGGTTATTCAGGGACATCGTGATTTTTCTCCTGACTTGAACCACGATGGTAGAATTACCTCTAACGAATATATTAAGGCCTGTCCTTGTTTCGATGCAAAGGCTGAATACGCAAACATCTAACAACAACGATATGAAAACATTAAAAGTATTATTAGCAATTATCCTTACTGCTGTAATTTTCTCTGCTTGCTCTCATAAGGTCTATGTACCTGTAGAGAGTGTAAGCACCGATACCCTGCACGTTGTCAGTCACGATACTATAAGGGTTACGGAACGTCTTGCGCCAGTGTCACTTGCATTACCTGAGTATCATCAAGAGCGAGCAACGAAAGACTCTGTTTCTGTCTTGCAGAATGCCTTATATCGCTCAACGGCAAGAATACATAACGGTATCCTCACACACATATTAGAAAGTCTGCCAGGAGCTAAGGTAGAAGGTCTGACACCAGTGCATGACACCATCCGCATAACGATACACGATAAGGATCATAAACAATATAAAGAGAAACCAAAGATTATTTACAAGGAAAAGAATTTGAAATGGATTGAAAAGCGTGCAATGGAAACAGGCTTTGTCGCATTCGGTGTCCTTGTGATGTTAGCTCTTTATTTCGTAATAAGATGGAAGTTGAAGTAAAAGATGGTCAGACCTTGGCTGATATAGCCATACAGGAGTATGGCTCGCTGGAAGCATTGCCTGCTTTGGCTGCTACGAATGGTATCGGTATGGCTGAAACGTTAGCAGCAGGAAGCAGATTGCAACTTCCTGACGTAAGTTTCAACCGATTAATACAACAGTATTGCAAGGCTAACGATGTGTCTCCAGCAACAGAGAGGGGTATGACAGATGTCAAGTTAAGGGTGTTCGGTGGTGAATTTGCACCACAATTCAATTAAAGTGGATAAATATGGCTCGTAGTATAGCAGAGATAAAACAAACAATGACAAATGCCTTTATGGCAGATGCTACAGTAAGAGAACGATACGGACTATCAGAGAATGACACCTTCGACGATAGTTTCTCAGCGGTCAGTATTGAGAACATCTTGTTTTATATAGTTGCTGCCTGCAGTCACGTACTGGAGGTTATATTCGACCAGTTCAAGGCGGATGTAGACGATAAGATTAGTCGTGCTGTTGTAGCAAGTGTACCTTGGTACTATAAAATCGCAAAAGAGTTTCAGTATGGTGATGCTTTGGTCTTCAATGAGGCGACGCAACAATATGTCTACGAACAGGAAAACGAGAAGAAGCGACTTGTTAAATATGTTGCTGTACGCGATAGAGGAACTTCTGTAGAGATTCTTGCTTCTGCTGAAGCAGGAGGACAGCCGGCTATTCTTTCAGAAGATGTTTTAACAGCGTTCAAACAGTATTTGAATCGTGTTAAAATAGCCGGTGTTGTGCTCTCTGTTCGCTCGTTGCCTGCAGATAGAATAAGTATCAATGCAACTATACACGTCGACCCACTGGTGATTGATAGAACAGGTGTAAGAATAGCAGATGGTAGTAATGCTGTAGAGGATGCTGTGAACGCCTATGTCAGAAAGATTATCTATGGCGGTACTTTCAACAAGACGAAATTGGTTGATGCTATACAGAATGTGGAAGGCGTGCAGGACGTGGAACTGCATATCTGTAAGTACAGCACAGATGGAACTATCTATAAAGAAATTAGCGGTAATAATTACACCGCTGTTGGTGGAAGTTTTGTTACTGTAAACTTAAGAAATACATTGAACTATGTGGTATAAGTTAGATATCATCAAACTTGGCTTTCAGCTGTTGCCTCCTATATTGAGAAGCAAGGTGCTCGTAGCACTACTTAAAGCGATGCTGCGTGGAATAAGGGATTTGTATAACCGGTTTTATAGTTACCGTTCTCATGTGTTGAATCGCTTAAACATAACGGCAGGTGTTCAGTATATAGAAAAGGTTCTAAATGATGCCTTCTTTCTTACAGAGCATCAAATTTACATCGTCTCTGCTGATCAGAGAGTACAGACTGTTTTACATTTCAAGAGTGAAGGTCTGACTCCTGTTTATGTGAGTGGTAATCCTCCGCTGTATGTCAGAGCGTATGACGATGTCCCTAAGCAGCCTTCTTTCATTGTCTATGTACCGTCATTCCTATGTACATCAATAGATGCTACAGAAGACAAGTATGGAGGGCAGAATCTGACAACTATATTAAACCTATTGAATCATTATAAACCTGCGGGACGCTCTTTCCGCATAGAAATATACCAATATGAATAAGATGCTTTTTAGTGAGGGTGGGCAGCCCCTCTACATCGATGATCTCAAAACATTGCAGGAAAATCCAACCAATCAGATGTCTGCACTTCTTCAGGTTCTTGGTGCTAATACGTCAGCCTTTCTGCTTGAACGCTTTCAAGGAGAGTTGAAGAAACTTAATGAAGGGGATAAGACTACTACTTTTCAAACTAAGAAGAACTGGTTAGTGCTTGATGGAATCATTTATGAAATAAAGGAAACTACACTGGTTGCTCATAGTTGGAATGATCCATTATATGTTGGTGTCAGAAAATCTACTTCTGATGTACGCACATTTGAGGATGGACAAGAACGTGCCTGCAGAGAAACGGCAGAGGCTTTCTTAACTTTTGAGAAGACAGAAGGGGTCTTTAATGTCAGTGAATTGAAAACACTCTTTGACCTTATAGCTCCATCAATAGTTGTTAAGTTGTCTGAAACAGAATATAAGGATATGCCGTGGGTACTGAGGAATGGTTATTCAGGACAAATACAATCTAAAGTGAGATCTGACTATACTATTATAAAGGTTGATGTACAAAGTGAAAAGTCAGAATGGACTGATGGTCCTGGAGTAATCTTCGAATACCCTACGACACGAGTGCCAGTACCACCTATTGTCTCTGGTGCTATTGTTGTAGGAGTAAGCTCAGACAATGGTCAGGAGCAGGTTGTTCATATCCAAGTGCTATCGGGGAAAGGAAAACTCGTAGGAAGCTTAGGAACATCCAGTCTTCCATCCCCTGCTAACTGTCCAATTAACACATATTTCATCATTCCAAAATAAAAAGCAATAATGGATACAATATACTGTTTGCTCAAGCGAGCAAAGGAACTCAAAGAGAAAAGTCAAGTAGACAGCATCACGCCTGAAGAGGTTGGTAAGCTGCACGAGGATACATTAGCATACATAGCCTCATTGGAACAGTCTACTGATGGCCTTGGCATTAAGAAGGTTTATCAGTCTAAGTCAGCTATGGAGGCTGATACAGACCCAGTCGGAACCAATGGAAAGGTTCTCCGATATGGCCAGTTAGTAAGCATCTATGACGATGCACACGCTGATAGTTCTGAGAATGGAAATATTTATGCTTATCAGAAGCCAGGCTGGCTGCTGATGGGAAAGGTTAGTGGAAATACGGGGCTTTCTGTGGTGCAGGAGGCAGGCGATAGCGCAACAAAAGTGATGTCTCAAGCTGCTGTGACACAGAATATCAAAAAAGCCTTATCTGAAGCCCTTGAAAGAAAGGTACTGACAAAGGTTGGGGAAATATCGCCTGTCACATCTTTTAATCAGATCTACGACAACAAAGGTGTAGGAAGTACTTATTCGCAATGGGGCAGTCAAACTTTCGAAATACCAAGTGGTATTAAACGTATCTATGGAAAAGGCTCAGGTTTCTTATTTACAGCGGAAAGATATTTATCTCCTATTGTATTTCTTGATGAACGACATAACTACATTAGTAGTGTGGTTTTGACAACGGCAACTCTTAGTATAGGTCAAGGGGTCATTGTGCCATTTGATATTAGCAATGTCCCAGCAAATGCAAGATTTGTAGAACTAACAAAGTACACAGGAGTGGAAATTTCTACTTATAGCATTTCTTTCGAATACGAAAAGGAGGGGCTTGAAGATAGATTACTCAAGATGGAGCAAGTGGGAAGTAGCTTTGCGAGTGGTGAAAACACAAAAGAAGTCTCCGTGGTTAATAGAATAGTAGATATCGCTACAGATAAGGTTGAGAGAGAAAAGCAGATAGCAGGAGGTGGACTGCTGCAAGACTTGAAAGAATCCGTATATGAGTCCGAAACAATTAGCAATATTCAAGACGTTCCATATTCAGGAGGTTTTATAAATAAATCAGGAGAACTTGTTCCTCATTCCAACTGGAGAACATCTCAATTTCTATCCTCTAAGGAGTGGACTATAATGTCTGCAAAATTATTCCCGAATAACTTAACAAATCAAATTGCGTTCTATGATGACGCATATAAATTTATTAGTGGAATATCAAAATCAGAAAAGCCAAGTAATTTCACGAATGGTGATATTGTGACACCAAGCAATGCAAAATATTTCAGATTCTGTTGGACGAAAGATAATGGAGGTTTTGAAGAGAATAGAATACTTTTACAGAGGAATGTCGGAATAAGAAAGATTGTTGAAGAAAACAAAGAAAACATCAAGACTATTAAGCAAGCTATTGGGCTGAAAGATGGTGTCGTTGATATCAATTGGTGTGGTCTTTTTTCTAATGTCCTATTCATCGGCGATAGCGTAACAGGCGGTGATACAAGAGAACCGCTGGTAGAAAGTGGAACTCACAATATGGATTATCGCCCATATTCTTACCCTATGCGCATCAAGCAATTATCTCCTACATGGGATATTACAAATGCAGGGTATAGCGGTATCAGTTCATCAGGATGGTATGGTCGTTTAGAAAGCAAAGCTGCACAGATAAAAAATGCAGACCTTATCATCATTGAATTAGGTTGGAATGACAGATTGACGGGAGACTTGAATACAGATGTGGTCCCATTTGGGGATGACTATGATAGGTACGCAACAACTGCTATCGGATATTATTGCAAGATAGTAGCGAAGTCTAAGGCTTACAATCCTAATGCGTTTATTATCCTTGTTGCATCTGCTGGATGGAAGAGTCAGAGAGAAGGGCTACAAGATAAAGTGAAAAATGTATCACAACTGTTCGGAGTTCCATTCATAGATATGAACGAAAACAAATACTTCGATATAACGCCTGACGGTGGAGACACATGCCACTTCACAGTGCAAGGGTATTATAAAAAAGCAGTATATATGTATCACGCTATTAGTGATTGTATTGGGGCTAATATGAATGAAGTAAGGAAGAAACTCTATGCAAGATTACAATCTAATAGGTCTTATACTGTAATAGGTACTGTTACTACCGATGGAACAACGCCCCTTGCAAATGCAACTATAACTATCACCTCGCAGAACTCGAGAAAAGAGTATTCTGCTCAATCACATAGCGATGGGACTTTTTCGATTAAAGCACCAAATGGGAATTATGCTATTGGAATTACAGGCTATACGCTGAGCAAGACAAGTCTAAACCTTAGTGATGGGGGTGACAAAGACTATTCGAGAGAAAGTGTGTCGCTTGGTACAATTACAGCGATAAGAAAATAACTTGAATAAGATATAATGGTTTGGGGAGTGGAAAAAGCCCCCAGCCTGTTAATAAGCAACGCCAATCACTTTTAAACAATGTACGCCACAAGAGCGCGACCGGGGGCAAATATCCTCGCTCGCTCTTGTGGCGTTTTATTGTATAATAAAAGTGATTGGCTTTGCAAATTTACGAAATTTATTAGATATGAAGATAATTGAGATTGTAAAAATTAACAGGGAACTATTAAGAAACCTCCATATTGCTGGAGTTAGATTGAATGATGCAAAATATATAGATCTATATACTGAATATAGACAAATGTTGGAAAATCATGAAAAAGTGTCTTACATAGTGGCAGTACTTGCCGTAAAATACGCTATAAGTGAACGTAAAGTATATGGCCTTATCAAGCGATTTCAAACTGACTGCAATTTGTTTGCAGTGTAATCAGTATATACGCCTATGTTTGTGAAAGGAAAACTTACGACCTTTGCATCATGATAAAGAAAAAGTATTATTCTGCTCCGCTTCCCTTTGTAGGTCAAAAGCGGATGTTTGCAAAAGAATTTAAGAAGGTGTTAGAACAGTTCCCAGACGGAACTACATTT